TATTAGTGTCTATGATCGAATGGTACCTATCCCATTTACACACAAGAAATTTACTGCACCAATTAAAGATCGATCGCTACAAAACGCAGTGGGGGCTCAAAACGCAGTGGGTCCACAAAACGCAGTGGGTGCCCAAGACGCAGTCCGTCCACAAGACGCAGTCAGTCCACAAGACGCAGTCAGCCCCAAAGACGCAGTTAACATATCAAACGCAAATAAGTCTATGGACTTGAAATCAAAGGCAAAACATCAACTTTCATTAATAAATACTATGCCATCCCAAAACAAAGGAATTTTAACAGAGCTAAGCATTAAATATGATAAGGTCATGGAATTGCAAGACAATGTAGAACGCGGTGAAACCGATTATTATGTATTTTGTAGTAAGATTTTTGCCGCATTTAAAACACGAGGTGTAAGTGAAGATGTATTGAAAAAATTATTAGTGGAACATTTAATGCAATCTCTCGTCTATAATGAAATAATGGAAGTCATCAACTATTTATATTTCAATATTGGTTTAACCCCATTTGAAAGTATGTGTAAAACTTATTTTGATAAATATATATTGAATGCAAGAGGACTGACGGGTTTGTTGCTTACCAAAGATAACAAGCGACAACTGGTTATTATGAAAGATCAAGTTTGGGAAGAAGGAGAAGCCGAAGACTATAATGACTTATTGGGAGAAATTGAAAAGCAAGTATTAAATAAAGAAAACATGAATAAATATGTAGGATTTTTCGCAGAATTCAAAAAAGAGTATATGGTATTTAAAGTAATTGATTTAGAAGATCCAAAAGGAAAAGGAGCACGTTGTGATCAGTCAGGAAAAAATGTTGCCATCAATTTATTAAATGCTATAATAGGTCAAGATCAATATACAAAAGATAATACAAGAGGCAGAAATAAAATGGAATTTTGTATTATACAAGAATTTTTACTACGGTTATACAATGACAAAAAGAAAAATGATAAAATTTGGTTTGTTTCACCAACGCAAGCAATTAATTCGTTTTAAAATAAAAATGAAAATATATTAAAGTCTACAATATATTATATAGAGTTTAATATGATGTCCAAAAAGAGAAATGCACCTAAGAAAAGTGGTAATTTATATATTCCGACTATAATTACAAAGAGCGTCGTCCTTACTTTTACTCAAGCAGGAGGAAATGTCAAACAATATATTGAAAAGAAGCTGGCATCTGAAATTGAGGGAAAATGTATAATCGAAGGTTTTGTTGAGCCAGGATCAATAAAAGTGGTCTCATATTCAAGCGGAAAATTACAAGGAAATAATATTATTTTCGAAGTCGTATTAGAATGCAATATTTGTAGTCCTGTGGAAGGAATGCATATTCAAGCCATTGCTAAAAATATTACACAAGCAGGTATTCGCGCTGAGGTTGAACACGAACCTTCCCCTGTGATCATTTATATTTCTCGTGATCATCATTATGAAATGGAGTATTTTAATAAAGTTAAAGAAGGTGATAAAATAAATACACGTGTTATAGGCATTCGATATGAATTAAATGATAAATATATTTCCATCATGTCTGAATTGAAAGAAGATAAATCTGAAAAGTATGTTGTAAAAAAGAAGCCGAAATTAAATATTGTGGAAGAAGTTTAAATAGAAATGAAGTTAAACAATTATATGGACGAAGAACTATCTTCTTTAAAAGAAAATATTGAGCAACTTTCTTTTTTCCACCAAGTGGAGGTATTACGTATTTTAAATAAGAATAACAGTGCGATGCTTAACGAAAATAAAAACGGCGTATTTATCAATTTGACAAATGTAGATGAGCCCACGATTCAAAAGCTAAAGACCTATTTAAAATATGTAGCTAAACAAGAAACCCATATTACGACGGTGGAAGATGAAAAAAAGAAACTAACAGAGAAATTTTTTAATGAAGGTATGAAAGAAGAAATATTTACTTGCAGCAAGGTTTAAAGACATAATAAGTATATATATTATCTATACGTATTATGCTGTCAGAAATAGAACCATATATGTTTTCGTTTGATACGATGAAGGCGCATGAAAAAAATACATTTTCTGCAAGTCAACTTCACATGCATAAAAAAGACACTAAGGTTCCGCTACAAACCTTCTTGCCCAAGATGACACCAGTAGAACAAGGAAAATTTATTCCGCGTCAGCGAGATTCTTTATTTTGGTGTTTTTATATTGCAAAACATGGCCTGGATAATTTTCGATTAATAGCTAATTATTTTGTGCAAGAAAACAATTTTAAAATTACTACTGTAGAACTTGCACGCAAAGAAAAAGCTTATTTGAAGGCATTTAAGGTAAAGTTGGGATTATTTGAGTCTCAATTAGTTAACGAAAAACAAATAGGTTTTAGTATGTTGCAAGCACTATGTATTTTGTATAAAGTCAATATAATTCTTGTGCGAAAGAGATCATATTTAGATTTTTGCTATTTTCCTGAAAATAGTGCATTTATTATCGAAGAAACAAAAAAGTCAGGCGGAGGCGTTGCTTACAGTATTGAGCACAATGCGACTATGGAGAATTATGATGGAAATATAAAAAAAATAAAAGAGGATTTATGGAAACAAGAAAGTATTGAAAAACCACTAAGAGCAATATCGGCTTATAAGTCAGTTGATTTACAAAACATATGCAACCGACTCCAATTACCTATAATAAATAGTAATGGTAAAAATAAGACCAAAACTGAATTGTATAGTTCTGTTATTGAAAATATAAATCTTTGATAAAATATATAATGAGTCAAAAGTTAATATCCATTTTCAAAAAGTTATTTTCTAATAATGAATATTCTGTTTGTAGACAATCTCCAATCGATATTGTTTATGATGAAACAAAAATAAATTTAGGTAATATTGGATTATTAAAAGTAAACTATACTAATATTCGTTGTAAAAAAACGGATGAAAACTTAGCCAGCATTTATAAGTTCGTTCCTAATGATAATAGTTATACTATTATTTATAATGGTCATAAACATACTTTGAAAAACATACATATTCATATGTCTTCAGAACACACGCTCAATGGTACCTCATTTGATGCAGAGGTGCATTTCGTTCACACAAGCGATGATGGATCACATAATGTGGTATTGGGAATGTTTATTACATTTGTAGAAGAAGATAATATGAGTTTTTTTAATGTGAACGAAGATTACAATTTCCAAATAGATATAAAAAATATGAATTATTTTAACTATGCAGGATCATTAACAACTCCACCTTATAATACAAATGTTTCGTGGATTGTGTTTGAAAAACCATTGCTTGTAAAACGTCCTACTTTTAATTATGAAACAAATAGAAAGGTACAAAAAACTATACATCCATCAGAACTTAAATATATGAAATATTAAATTAAAAATTGATTTACATTATATAAAATAATACCATTATTATATATATAATGAGTACGCAAGTCGATATTGATAATATTATAAAAATATATTTAGAAAAGCTTTCTGCAGGAGGCTCGGGTGTAAACGAATTAGAAGTACGATTCGGTACACGCGGAGTAAAGCGCACAACTCGAATTAATTATGACAATATAATTCAAAAGCTTTTATCAGTTGGTTTTACTTATGAAAAAACGAGTGAACACTCGTTAAAAATACGTCCAGAATTTACTGATATTAAGGGACAAACAAAAGAATCGAATATTCGCGCAGAAATACTTGGTCTTGCGAATATAGAGACTTATTGTAAATCGAATATGCTTGAAAACATGCCGTATAGTTTTGTCCAAAAAAGCTCGGTTGAACATTATGGCAATTATGTGGATCCAGTAAATGTTGATGATTTCAACTTTCGTATTACGCTTTCGAACGAACAAGATATTCGTAGTAATAGTGGTATTGGGAAAAATATGAAGGAAAATTGGAAAGAATCAAAAAAATCATTCCGATTAATGAATCGAGTTTCTATGGTACATACAGACTTACCTTTTAGAATTGATTTGAGTATTGTCAAAGAATCTCGGAAACGAGGTCGCAATTATATAATGGAATATACACTACAAGACTCGGGTGTATTAGATGCCAGTGAATCATATGAAGTGGAAGTTGAAGTACTTAATGACAAAATAAAACAAAATCCTGATGCGAAAGCGTTGGGTGCACAAATGCGCAAAGTCATTAAATACGTGCTTTCTGGATTCCAAGAAACAAATTACCCCATTTCTTATGCCGAAATGAAAACACTGGCAGCACAATATTTGACCTTAGTATATGGTAAAACGGATAGTGATCGATTGTTTAATAATCAATTTATTGGGCCCAGTTCTTATACATTACAAATCCCCAATATAGTTCCTGTGAATCCAGATATGACTGTACCTAATATTCGTAATAGTTATACTGTCACAGAAAAAGCAGATGGTTTGCGTAAATTGTTGTTTATTAATGACAAGGGAACTGTCGTGCTGATCGATACTAATATGAATATACAAGGCACCGGTGTTAAATGTCATAACAAAGATCTTTTTAATAGTATTATGGATGGCGAACACATTTTGCACAATAAAAAGGGTGATTTTATTAATTTATATGCTGCTTTCGATATTTACTTTCTTAATAAGAAAAACGTTCGTTCATTGGGTTTCGTACCACTTGATTCCGGAGATGATGAAAAGAACTTTCGATTGCCCTTGTTGCACTCTGCCATAAAAAAACTCAAGTTGAAGTCATTTAGTGGTTCAGATAGTTTATTGCCAATACGTATTGAATACAAGAATTTCAAAATAGCCAATATATCTCAATCTATCTTCCAATGTTGTAATACGATTTTAACAAGTGAAGAAAATGGCAGTTTTGAATACAATACTGACGGTTTGATTTTTACACCAGCAAATACAGGTGTGGGCAGTGCCATTGTTGGCAAAGAAGGGCGACTTCGTAATGATACATGGGATCGCTCGTTTAAATGGAAACCAGCCGAATTTAACACCATTGATTTTCTCATTACAACAAAAAAAGGAGCCGATGGCAAAGATGCATTAGGAAATATTTTTCAAGAAGGAACCAATGCGGCCAGTGATAGACAAATTAATCAATATAAGATCTTGACATTACGTGTTGGATATAATGAAGCTGATCATGGCTATATTAATCCTTGTGGTGATTTAATTAATGATAAAATAAAAGGTCCTGGTAATGTTGACGATGAAGAAAAATATAAACCAGTGGCATTTTATCCTTCCAATCCAAGTGATCCAAACGCTTCTTTGTGTCATGTACTTTTAGAAACTGATCCAGAGGGTAATTTGCAAATGATTTCCGAAGAGGGGGAAGTATTTGAAGATGGGATGATTGTGGAGTTTAAATATGATATGACCAGAGAGGATAATTATAAATGGGTTCCTTTACGCGTTCGTTATGATAAAACAGCAAGTTATCGAGCAGGCAATAAGCAATACGGAAATGCATATCATGTTGCCAATAGTAATTGGTACAGCATTCATAATCCCATTACAACATCAATGATCAGAAGTGGAGACAATATTCCAGATGAAATTGCGGATGACGATATTTATTACAATCGTTTTACAACGGAAGGCAAAATGACAAAAGCTATGCGTAATTTCCACAATTTATATGTAAAACAGAAACTGATTGTGGGGGTTAGTAAGCCAGGAAATACCTTGGTAGATTTAGCAGTAGGAAAAGCGGGAGATTTATCAAAATGGATAAAAGCGCGACTGTCTTTTGTATTAGGTATTGATGTATCTTCAGATAATATTGAAAATCGTATTGATGGTGCATGTGCACGATATTTAAATGCGCGAAAGGAATTCCAAATTATACCGGCTGCACTTTTTGCTCATGGCAATAGTTCAATAAATATACGCGATGG